CCTGATCGATGATGGCCGGGTAAAAATCGTCTCCGAGGTAGTGCCTGTTTTCCATCAGACGTTTTGCTGTGCCGTGATAGGTTTCGATGCCAGCAGCGGCAGCAGCCTTGGCCAGTGCCATCCCGGAGAGATAATTCTCATATAGCTTTCGTATTTTATCGGCTTCATTCTCGTTAATCGTGGCGCAACCGTTTTCAATGCTGTAGCCGTAAGGTGTATGACCCATATTTTCACATCCTTTCCCGAAGTGTCAGACCGCATTTCAATTCAAAGCACACTTCATTTCTGGAGCGTACAATGATGCGGTTTACATATTCTTGAAACAGGTCATCATCGAATTCCTGGAGTATTCCACCTTTTCCCGTAAAGCGCAGAAGTGCTGCTGCTTCGTCAATCTTTGTGACATCTCCGGAAACTGCGTTTTTTAAGGCGTTGATCTCATCTCGAAAACTGTCCGCCTGCGAAAGCAGCTCGTTTGTTTCTTTATTGAAAAGGATCGGGTCGATGATGCCCTGTGTCATAAGCTTTGTCAGCGTCTCGCGCTTTTCTGTATTATGAGCTAATAAGGTCTGTATTTCCTGAATGCGCCGAAGCGAGTCATCAGAAGATGTGTTTTTCAATGCGTCTACATATGGCTTTAGGATGATCCGGTGCGCGTAGACCAGCTTGTTCATCATGGTGATGAAAGCCTGCTTCAGATCATCGTCTTTTACAAAAAGCATGTGGCATTTATCCTTATCCTTGATGTGGGTATTGCAGCACCATGCAGCGTATTTATATCCGGTGCAGTGGTGAATTCGGCGCTTAAAGGTATTGCCACACTCGCCGC